GCGCATCGCCGCCGGCGAGAGGCTCACCGTCGTGCGCTTGAAGGCCCCCGCGCGCCCGGCGAGGATCGGCCCCGCGACGGGAACGAGCGCGAGCGCGGCGAGGCCCGCGGTCCCGAGGCCCGGGAGCGTGGTGCTCACGTGGTCGCGGGCATAGCCGAGGTCCCAGCCGTCGCCGCCGATGGCGTGCACCGCGGCGAGCGCGTGCAGCACCGCCTCGCGACCGCCGGAGCCCGGCATGAGCAGCTCGACGCCCGCGGCCTCGGCCTCGGCCTGGACGACCTTGAGCGCGACGTCGGCGGGGATGATGACCGGGCGCTTCATCGGGCGTCCTCCGGGGTCGAGGCGTCGGGCGCGAGGCAGACGGCGAGCCCGCCGTCGGTGAGGGCGCAGCCCCCGGAGCAGACGCGCTGCGTGCCGTCGGCGCGGCGCGGGAGCGCCGGCCACCAGCGGAAGATCCCCTCCATCTGCGACGCGGCGCAGACCTCGGGCACGCGCGCGTTGCAGCGCATCGCGCCCTCGGTGCACGTCGTCGGGTCGGGCGCGCCGGGCGTCACGCGCAGGAGCCCCTCGCGCACCGGCCCGCACGCGCAGGTGAGGCCACCGGCGGCGCTCGCCACGATGATCACCGCCATGAGGCGCAGGCCCCAGCGCACGACGAGGGGCCCGGGGTCGATCGGGTGCCAAGTGCCCATCACTGCACCCCCGGCGTGCGCGTCGGGGAGCCGCCGCGCGCGGCGATGACCTCGCGCTCGAGCTCCAGGATGCGCGCCGCGCGCGCCACGGCGATCGACTCGAGCTGCGCCACCTGCGCACGCAGCGCCGCCCGGTCGTCCTCGGGCGCGCGGGCGTCGAGCGACGGGAGCGGCCGGCCGAGGAGTGCGCTCCCGAGCTGCTGCGCGGCGCGCAGGGCGTCGGGCGCGAGGGCGGCGAGGCCCTCGACGACGGCGCGCAGGCGCGGGTGGGGCGCGACGAGGCGCGAGATGAGCGCGTAGAGCCCCCGGAGCAGCGCGACGATCGCCGCGAGCTCCATCGGGTGCGTGAGGATCCAGTTGAGTGCCTTCATGCGAGAGACCTCCGGGTGGTCAGGGAGCAGGCGGCGGGGGCGGGTTGGAGCGACGCGCGGCGATGCGCTCGCCGATGCGGCGCAACGACGGGTCGAGGACGCGCAGGACGACGCCGACGACGAGCGCGCTCAGCGCGCCGCCGGCCCACGCGGGGATGCCGTCGAGGAGGTGGCCGCCGCCGGCGCCGGCGCTCACCTCGGCGAGCAGGAGCGCCCACGCGGGCAGGTGCGGGTGGTGGTCCATCACGAGATCGCCACCGACGCGCTAAAGGTCAGGTCTTCGCCCGCGCCCGGGGTCCCCATGTAGGGCTCGACGACGAGCTCGACGCGCGAGCCGTCGACCACGGGGACTGTCGCGACCGTGTTGGCGAAGTCGCCCGTCGCGCCCGCCGCCACGACCACCGTGAGGGCCGTGGCCACGCCGTTGACGTAGACGCGCAGGTCGCAGCTCAGCGCGAGCGTGTTGGCGATCACCCGCACGCGCAGCGTCGAGAGCGTGCGGCCGGCGCCGGGGAGCGAGAGCGGCGCGCCGACGTCGACATCGAAGCCTGCGTCGGACACACCCGCGCCGGAGAACCGCGTGCGGGTGCTGGTGCTGCCCTTGTAGGTCCCCGCGAGTCGCACCTGCGCTTCGACGAGCGCGGACGGCTCCCACTGGCTCGTCCCCGCGTTCCAGAGGAGCGCGTAGCGGTTGCCGGGCGCCGCGGTCGAGATGCGCCGCCCGCGCAGCCGCGAGGCATCCGTGAGGGGCGCGGCGGGCGTGCCGGGGACGTAGCCCTCGGGGCCGGGGTCGGCGCCGGGGGCGCCCCGCAGCACGCCCGTCTCGCCCGCGAGGAGCCACGCGCCGCCGCCGAAGACCGCGGCGTGCAGGCGCGCGTCGCCGAGGGCCTCGGGCACCGGGATCGGCACCGGGATCCACCGCTCCAGGTCCGCGCTCGTGAGGGCGTAGGGCGCGTAGAAGAGCGTCGCGAGCCACACACCGTCGCGGTAGGTAATGCTCGTGACGTTGGTGAGCGCCGCGTCGGCCGCGACCGGCACCCACGTCACGCCGTCGTCGGTCGAGACGTGCAGGTGCGGGTTGGCCTGCTCCCGCTTGAACGCGATGAAGGTGTTCGCGCCGGGCGCGGACGGCCCGAGCACGAGCTTCCACATCGTGCCGCCCGTCGTGCCCGTGATCGTCTGGACCCACGTCCACGTCGTGGAGTCCGTCGACCGCACGATGTAGCCGTCGCCCGCGTCGCTCGAGAGTTCGACGTAGGTGCCGCGGGCGGCGGCGACCGCGCGCCCGGTCTGGCGCCCGGCCACGACGTACGGCGCGCCGAACCCCGCGCCGCCTGTGAACGACACGAGGATCCCCGTGTCGGCCGACGCGACCGCGATGCCCGTCGCGTAGACGTCGCTCTCGCACCACGCGATGTCGCCGATCGAGACGCCCGTGGTCGAGCCGCTCACCGTCCAGGGCTGCCCGTCGTCGCGGAGCGGGCTCGCGCCGGCGCCGCTGTCGGGCCGCGACGGGTCGTCGAGGAGCGCGTAGCGGGTCTCCGTGCTGCTCCAGACGATCCACGTCGTCTTGGTGCAGAGGATGCCCTGGGGCGTCCCCGTGAGCCCGCCGAGGTTGCGCCGCAGCACCCACGCCTGCCCGCGGCGCGACACGAGGACGCACGGGCCGATGCCGTCCTCGGTCGCGACCGCGTAGCGGTAGCGCGTCTCCTCGTCGTCGGCGCTGAACACGTCGACCGCCGCGCGCGGCGTGATGCTGTAGCCCGTGTCGGGCGTCGGGTACTCGTACCGCGACCACGACGTGAGCGAGGGCCCCGCGAGGTGGCCCACCCACTGCCCCAAGAGGTTGAAGTGGTAGTTGAGCCAGCCCGCGGGCGGGCGTTCGCGGATCCCGTAGCCCGACGCGGCCTTGCCCGACGACGGCACCACGACGGCGCCCCCCGGCGCGGCGTGCGCCCACTGTGGCGGCGGCGCTCCCGGTCGCTTCATTCCCACACCCCTGCGAGGGCCCCGCCCTGCGTCTGCGCGGCGTCCGCGAGGCCCGCGTCGTCGTTGGTCATCGTCTCGTCGAAGTCCTCGGCGAGCGCGAAGACGATCTCGTCGTCCTTCTCGCCCGGCGCCACGAGCTGCGCGCCGATGCCGCCCCCCACGGTGCGGCGCAGGAGCGACGCGATGCGCGGCGGCAGGCCGTCGCCCGGGAAGGCGTCGAGCGTCACGACCACCGCGGCCGGGGAGAAGTCCTCGACGAAGAACGCCACCCCGAAGACCGCGAGCATCGCGACCACGTCGCCGTCGCGGCCCTGCGAGCGGTTGGCGAGGATCCGCGCCCGCGCGACCTTGCGCAGCGCGACGTCGCCGAGGCCCTGCCGGCGCTCCCCGAGGAGCGCCGCCCACTGCTCCAGGCGCGCGCCCGTCGCGGTGTCGAGCGTCGCGTCGAGGAGCTGCCAGAGCGCGTCCTCGGCCTCCTGGAACTCCGCGAGCCAGCTCGCCAGGAGCGCGCGGATCCGCGGCTTCTGGTACTGGTCGGGGAGCTTCGCGAGCCCGCGCGCGACGTGGTCGGTGACGCGCTCAAGCACGCTGCACCGTGACGTGGTTGTCGGTCGGCGCCGTCGCGCGCTCGCGCGGCCCGAGCGCGAGGTCGAGCGGGTACGTGGTGCCCGGCGTCGCGCGCCCGAGGCGCACGTCAAGCACGTTGGTCACGCCCCGCACGTCGAGCGCGGCGCAGGTGATCTGCGCGCGGAGCACCGCGTCGCCGGCGCGCAGCGGGCCGTAGACGGCGCGCACCGCGGCCTTGATCGCCGCGTCGCCGGGGTCCGGGCGCGGGTGCACCTTCACGCGCACGACGGTCGCGACGGGCACGTCGACGGGCCGCGAGAAGCGCACCTGGCGGGCGGCGCCGAGGGCGTCGGCCACCGCCGCGGCGACGCTCCCGTGCGTCGCGATGCCGCGCGCCTTCGCGCCCCAGAGCACCGCCGCGATGGCGGCGCTGTCGCCCCCGGTGACCATCGCCTCCACGGAGTGCGGCGGGCGCCCAGCGCTGTCGGGGAGGTCGGCGGTGTTCTCCCAGACGATTGCGTCGGAGACGAGCGGGATGCGCAGGAGCGCCGTGCGGATCGCCTCGGCGGGCGTGGTGCCCGCGCCCTGGCTCTCGTCTTCGGCGCGGCGGCGCAGCGCCGGGTCGCTCTCGGCGTCGAGGCCCGGCGACGCCGCCTCCAGGTTGGTCACCCCCAGCCACCCCGCCGCCGGTGTCGCGATCTCGGAGATGGTCGCCGCGGGCGCGGGGAGCGGCCCCGGCGTCTCCTGTTCGGCCTGCACCGTGACGAGGAGCGGGGCGCCCGTGGGGTTCACCGCCGCGGAGAGCGTGACCCAGCGGTTCGACGGCTGCGTGGGCACGCGCGCGACCACGCCCGCGGGCACCGTCGCCCCGGCCGCGACGGTCAGCACGAGCCGCGCCCGCCCGCGCTGCACGCCGCGGCGGTTGGTGCCCGTGAGCGCGGCGACCTGGGTGAGCGTCTGCCCCGACGCGCCGTCGCGGTCGAGGGCCGCGTAGAGGCCCGCCCCCACCTCCCACACCTCGCGGGCGGTGTTGGCGACGATCCCGTTGAGGATGCCCTCGGGCGATTCGGGGGAGGTGTCCCAATCGACGCCGAGGGCCGCGCGCTGGCGCTCCTCCATGTCGCCGAGGATCGCCGCGTAGGTCTTGGCCTCGAAGCCCGCCGTCGTGAGCCCCGGCATCAGAGCGCCTCCCAGGTGAAGACCTCGTCGCCGGCGGTCACCCGCAGCGTCGCGCCGTCCGTCGTGCGCACGAGGAACACCGCGACCGAGCGGCGCGTGGCGGGGTCGTGCGTGAACACGAAGGTCTCCAGCGTCGCCACGCCCGGACAGGTCGCGATGGCTGTGCGTAGGATGGCCTCGGCCGTGCGCTCGTTGCCCCGCTGGCCGAGGATGGCGTCGATCCACGGCACGCCGATCGACGTGTCCGCGAACCACTCCCCCCGCTGGAGCTTCAGGCGGCACCGCAGGCGCTGCGCCACGGCCTCGACGCCCTCGGCGAGCACGAGGCGCCCGCCCCCGAGGCGGAGGTCTCCGGTCGTCGTGTCGAGGGCCAGGGCGCGCACGAGCGGGAGCCTGCGCGGCGCGCTCGTGCGCGGGCTAGACGGTGGTGGCGCGCATCCCGGGCGCGGAGGGCGTTGCACCCGGGGCGTAGGCTGCGGGACCCTCTGCCCGATGCGCTACGCCCCCGCCCTCGCCCTGCTCCTCGCCGCGAGCTGCTCGAGCGAGACGCCGAGCACCGCCCCCGACGCCGCGCAGGGTGCCGACGTGGCCGAGGCTGGTGCCGCCGACGCGACCCCCGACCGTGCCGCGCCGGTCGACGCGTCGGCCGACGATCGCCCCGACGTGTGGATCTGGACCGACCCGGTGCCGCTGCCCGTCGACGTCGTCGACGCCGCAGTTGGGTTCGACGCGGCGGATGCCGTTGCAGTCGGCGACGCCGCGCCGGATGACGCGGCCGACGCCGCAGTCGGGGACGCCGCCGACGTCGCCGTCGCCGTCGACGCGCCCGACGTGGTGGTCGGGCCCGACGTGGTCGATGCGGGAGCCGCTGCCCCCGACGTGGTGGTCGCGGACCGTCCCGACGTCGTCGACGTGGTGCGGGACACGGGGCCGGCCGACGCGGGGCCGGTGACCTACGACCTCAATGCGGTGCGAGCTTCTCTCAGCGCACACTTCGCAGGGCTTCAGACGCTCCCGCCACCGACATCCGAGAGCCGCGTGTGCCCGGATGACCCGAGAGAGCTCACGTGCATGGTCACCGGCGCCACCGTGAACTTCTCCGTGCGTGCCTGTCACGGCGTGACGCTAACGGGACTGTTGCGCCTCGGTGACACAGAGGCGTCAACGGTCTCAATCTTCGGAGGTGGGGGCGGAAGTTTTGCGCGAACGCTCCGCGTCGCCGCGGGGCCGGTGGCAGGCTCGCGCCAGAGCCTCCTCGTGCAGTTCGCCGCGCCACCGTTTCAGTCAGAAGTTGGATTCAGCGGTGTCCCGGGGCGCACCGTCGATCCTGCTCTCGCAGACCTCTGGCTTCTCGGATGCGAGCATCGGTAGTTTCGGGAGGGATCATGGATTTCAAGACGATCGGCGCCGCCGCGGGCGGCGTGCTGGGCATCGGCGTAGTGGCGTTCATCGGGCTCCGGGCTCTGGATCGGCCATCAGCGAGCCCGGGTGCCCTTCCTCCCGCTGCGCATAGCGCCGCGCCAGCAGCCGCCCCAACCCCACCAGTGCAACCTACTGCGAGCGATGTCCCCCAGCCTGTTGCAGAGACGCGCGACGCTGGAGAAGCGGCGCCAGCTCTCACACGTCTTCTGCACGCGACGTGTGGTTTCGACTTCCTCGAACGAGACGCAGGAGTGCGCAGGGCGGATTCCGATGCGGCTGCCCCGCGTCTGGGGGATATCTCCGGCGAAGTGCAGTGCGAGCTTCCTGACGGTGGCGTTGTGTGGTCGCACGGCCCTGGCGGAACGTACATCGAGCGGATTGGCGCCATATTGGCGAGAATCTTTGCGGTGGAGCGACTGCGAAATCCGGCACGCGTTCGGCAGGAAGTCGCGACAATGGAACGGGAAGCGCGCGAGCACCCTGACCGATGGGCTGTGCCGGGACTGCTGTTCCGAGCGCCAGAGCGTGCCCGCGGGCGCTTCGTTCGCATCGATGGCGTCGCTCGCGAAGTGCGCGAGGCAAACGGACAGACGACGATGGCTGTATCGATTGACGCTGTGGGTCGGGAGGTAATCCGCGTCGTCCTGCCCGCTCTTGCAGACGACCGGGTCGTCGATGGCGCTGACGTGGTTGTTTACAGTCTCGCGAACGGGTCACACACCGAGACGACGCGACTTGGCGAAGAGGTAGTGGTGCCTGACGTGCTTGCCGTCCACATCGAACCCCATGCGGACACGAGTGACCAAGCCGAAACGGACCGCATGCTTCGCCGGCTACGCCGTCACCGATACTGACTCACGCCCCGCGCGTCTTCTCTGCCGCGACGGACGCAAGCTCTGCCATGTCCGCCGCGCCCCCGGTCGCGCCCGTGACCGCGCCGTTCGGCGCCGCGAGCGTACCTGCTGGGTGCGTGTGTCCGTTGAACGCGTCGCGGATCGTCGCGAGCCTCGCATCAACGAACTCGGCGATGGCGAGGAGCTTCGTGACCGCAGGCGCGCCCGCGAGATGGACCGTCCCGTCTGCATCAACACGGATGCGCACAGCGGCGCCCACGGTCAGCTCGATGCGCCCGTCACGGTAGAGAGTGAAGCGCGGGCCATTGTCAGCGTCGTGGCCGAGGATTGCGCGACCGCCGGGATCATCGGAGTTCAGCGGAACCGGCGGGGCATGGTTTAGCGCCCGCCCGTAGGTCTCCAGTCCGAGGAGCGCCACAGCGTGCGTTAGGTGGTGCCGCGCGACGTCGCCGACGAGCGTGACGCCCCGAAGCGCACGTTGGATCCCCTCGACGTTGTCGACGGTGGCGGAGCGGCGCCAGATACCGATGGCGCTGGAGTTGAAGAGCAACTGCACTGCGTCCCCAGGCTCCACCGACGCAGCCCAGAACCATCGCCCCATGCGGGGCCACAGAATCGGCACCGCGGGGAGCACGGGGTAGTCCTCGTGGCGGTACTCGCCGTCGCCGGCGGGATCGGGGTAGCTGTCCCGCACGCCCACGACGATGTCCGCGACCTGGTGCACGGGGTCGTAGCTCTGGATGCGTCCAGGCATCGCGACATGAATGCTGCGCCGGAGCTGCTCCATCAGCATCTCGTGCAGCTCTTCTTCGGTGGGGAAGGGGTTGGTCTCGGCCATCGTCCTACTCGTTCTGCGCCGTGACGCCCGGCGCGCTGCGGTCGAGGAGCTGGGGCCGCGGGCGCTTCAGCGTGAGCTCCGCCTCCCATGCGTTGCCGCCTGTCTCCCCGGCGAAGGTCACCTCGGTGATCCGCTGCACCGGCTCGCGCACGAGGAGCGAGTCGATCACCACGCGCTGGCCCGGCACGAGGCCCGGCTGGATCAGGGCCTTGGCCTTGATGGTGCGGCGGTCGACGATCTGCGGCGCGTCGAGCAAGCCCGAGTCGGCGCCGAGGCGGATCGCCGTGCGCTCCAGCGCGCCGCCTAGCGGAAGGATCAGGAGCTGACCGTCTTGGACGGACCAGATGAGCCCGGCCGACTCGGTAAGCCGCGTGAGCTCCTGGGCGGCGCTGCCGTGGAGGATGACCCCGTCGTTCCACTCGCCGGCCGTCGACGCGATGCGGGTCCCGCGGAAGGCCCGCACCGCGTTGCCGACGCCGACACCCAGCGCGGACGCGAGCGCCTGCGCCGCCTGGTCGACGCTCGTGCCGGGGGCGAAGGCGCGGGAGATGCGCGCGCTCCGGCGGGCGTGGGCGCCGTCGCCGGCCGTGATCGTGACGCTGAGGTCGGCGCCCTCGCGCGCGGGAAGGGCGAGGCGCAGGTCGCCGGTGAAGATCCGCGACGCACCCTCGCGGTAGCCCGCCTCGACGCTCACGAAGGTGGTGCGGCGCGGGAGCGCCACGAGCTCGCGGAGCATGGTGCGCGAGGGGTTGTAGATCGTGAGCTCGCACGTCCCGGCGCGGCTCGACGCGAGCGACCGCGTCACCTTGAAGGTGCAGTCGAGGCCGGTGCTCGCGCCGCCGTCGCGCTGCGACACGAGCACGTCACCGACCTGGATGCGCCACCGCCGGTCAAAGAGGTTCACCGCCCGAGCTCCGCGGCGTCGACGTAGACGAGCGCGAACCGCGACCCGAGATCCTCGAAGCCGGGGTCGGCGTCGAGGCGCCCCGTGCGGTCGACGACGAGGAGCTCGCCGGCGGGGCGGCGCGGGTCGACGAGGCCGCGCAGGAGGAACGCCCCGGCGTTGAGGATGATGCCCGTTCGGATCGCCGCACCGTCGCCGTCGCGGAGGTGGAGGCACCACCGCGAGAGCCGCCCCAGCCAGTCGAACGCGAGCACGTAGTCGGTGCCGTCGAGCGCGGTGGTCTGCGTCCAGCGCGCGGTGCCGGCGGCGCGGGTCGTCGAGACCTCGTAGATCATGAGCCGCTCCCTCTGAGGGCGCTCGGCATCTGCGTTCGCGTGGCGTTGTAGAGCGTGCTGCCGGCCTCGACGGGAGCGACCACGCCGTGGTTCGCGGCGACGCGGGCCTGCGGCACCGCGGGCACCGCGGCGCGCGCGGTGGCGACGATCCGCACGCGCTCCAGGTCGATGGTGAAGGGGAGCGCGGCGCCGGTGTCGGCGTTGCGGTCGACGCGGTAGCGCGCGACCACAAGGTTCTCGACGGTGCGCAGCCCCGACGTGAGCGTCACCAGCGTGCCGTTCGCCGCGAGGCCCGCGAGGAGCGCGTCGCAGCCGCGCACGCGGTCGAGGGGGCCGCTCCAGCGCTGAAGCTGCACCTGCACGGTCTGCCCGCCCACGCGGAGATCGACGTTGGCCGGTGCGCGGGTGAGGCCGCGCGGCAGGCCGGCAGGGATCCGCACCGGGGCGTTGGTGATCACGCCTTCAAGGGAGATCGTGCCGTTGGCGGGCTTCACGTGGTCGGTGATCGCGCTCCCGGTCTCGACGGGGTGTTTGGTGGCCTCCGCGGACTCCTCGAAGCCCTCGGTGCTCACGACGTCGAAGTCGAGCACGACCTCCGCGCCGTCGGCCGCGGTCCAGCGAAGGAGCGTGCTCATGCTTCCTCCCGGGGAGAGCGCTCGTTGGCGCGGCGGCGGTCGCGCTGCTCCGCCCACCGCTCGAAGAGCCGCTGCATCGTCGCGGGGTCGGAGCCGTTGAAGGTCGCGTTGTAGGTCGCGGTCGTGTTGGTCGTCGACTGCGAAGCCGCGGCCCCCGGCGCGCCGGGCATCGGCACCGTGTGCGCCATCGGGACGACGAACGCGCCGGCCTTCACCGCGGCGTGCTGCGCCTGCCACGCCGCGCGGTTCGCGCCGGGCATCGCCGGCTGTGCCGCGGGGGATGCCGGGGCGCGGGGCGCGGTGGGCGTACCGGTGCCGGCTCCCGAGGCGGCGCCGCTGCTGCCCGCGGTGACGTCGCCACCGAGGCCACCCCAGAGGTGGTGGCCGACGGCCCAGCGCGCCCACGTGGGCCACCGGCTCACGGCGTCGCTGGCGCGGGCGATGGCGTTGGCAACGCGGTCCCACGCCTCGCCAAGCTCACGCACCCAGCGCGCCGCGGTGCCCGCCCCCGCGTAGCGGTCGATCATCTCGCCGATGAGGCTGTTGTGCCCTTCGAGGAGGTTCTGAAGGTCGTCGAACACGAGCGCCATGACCAGCGCCGCGGCGACGATCGCCCCGAATGTGAACGTCAGCGGCGACCATGCTGCGACCGCCGGCAGCGCCGCCGTCGCGAGGACGATGCCGAGGGTGCGCACGGCGTGCTCGAAGAAGTGCGTCCCGCGCGTCACGCGCGAGAACCACCCGAGGAGCGCCGAGGCCCGCCGCATGAGGTCCGTGATGCTCGGCCCGAGCTGCGCGAAGATCGACGACCGCACCGAGGTCATCGCGACGCGCATGCGCTCCTGCTGCTGGGTGAAGCGCCGCGCGGCTTCGGTGGCCTCGGGCGTGACTCCGCCCCCGAGCTCCCGCATCTCCTCACGCAGCGCCCGGATGCCGCCCTCCCCGGTGTTGAGGATCTCGAGCATCCGGCGGTCGAGGCCGAGGGACTCCGCGATGCGGATGCGGCGCCGAGGCGAGGAGACGTGCTCCATCGCGACGGCGACGTCGTCGAGGATGTCCACCGTGGGGCGGATCTGCCCCGAGGCGTCGCGCGCGGTGATCCCCAGGCGCCGCAACATGTGGACCGTGCCCCCGCTCCCCGGGAGGTGGTTGTTCGCGTCGCGAAGGCGCTGCCCGAGGGCCGTCACCGACTGCGTGACGCGGTCGGCGCCGACGCCCGACTGCGCCCCGGCGTGCTGGAGCGCCTGGAGCTCGGAGGACGTGACGCGGGCCTCGCGCGCGGTCTCGCGCAGGGCCTCCGCCTCCGCGGCGAAGGACGTGGTGAAGACGCCGACGCCGACGGCGAGCGCGCCGAGAGCCATCGTCGCGCGCTGCGACACCTCGACGATGACGCGCCCGAGGGCAAGGGTGTCGCCGCGGGCCACCCCGAGGCGCTCCGCGAAGCGCTGCACCGCCGTCGGCATCGCCGCACCGAAGGCGTTGGTGACCACCTTCTGCGTCCGCTCGGTGACGCCGGCGAGGTTCGACACGGGCGCCTGGAGCGCCTTCGCGGTCTCGACCTGGCGCTTCCACGCGGCGTGCGCCTGCCCCTCTCCGCTCGCGTCAAACGCCTGCTGCGCACCGTGATCGGCGCGCTCGTTCCGCGCCCGCTCGGCCGGGGCCGCGGCGCGCTTCCGCTCCTCCTCGCGGCGCTTCCACGCGGCGTGCGCCTGCCCCTCGACGGTCTCGGCAAACTGCACCGCCGCCGCAGCCTTCTCCTGTTCGTCGCGCGCAGCGGCGCCGAGGCGCTTCACCTCATCGGTGACACGCCCGAGGGCGTCGGCGTCGGCCTGGAGCCCCTCGTCGAGCACGATGCTCGGAAGCGCGGCCTCGGCGGCCTGCTTGAGCTCCTCGAATCCCGCGGCGATGTCCCGTTGCACCGCCGCGAGGCCCGCGAGCGCCGCCTTCGCGGCGTCGCCCCCCGCGCCGGTCTCAGCCCACGCCGCGGAGATGCGCTCAGCGAGTTCGCGCGCCATCGCGTCGGCGCGCTTGAGCCCGGTATCATCGACTTCGAAACCGAGCTCCGCGAAGAGGAGGCGCAACGCGCCGGACATGGGTCACCCCTTCTCCGTCGCGGCTGCGAGCGCGTCGTCGTAGGCGTCGAGGATGTCGCAGGCGTCGCAGACCATCTCCAGGCTCCACTCCCGTTCGATCGTCGAGAGCCCGTCGCTGTAACGGTCGCTCATCGCCACCCGGTGCACCGGCCAACAGACCGTCCCCGGGATCGTGAGGGTCACCCCGCCGCGGCCGGCGGCGCGGGCGGCGCGACGGAGGGCGAGCTCGCGGCGGCGCTCGCCATCTTCGCCTTGAGCTCGGCGACCAAAGGGCCGAAGTTCACCTCCGCCGCGAAGCGGATCCACGCGAAGAGCTCGACGGGCTTGCCGCGGAAGTGGTCGTCCCACTGGCTGACGTTGTTGCTTCGGAGGGGGAGGAGCTTGCCCGGCTCGACCTCCACCTTCGTCGCTTCGGCGAAGGCGTCGCACACGAAGAGCACGACCTCTTCGTCGAGCTCCTCGGCCGCGCCGCTGAGGAGCACGCCCACGGCGTTCGCGGCCCGCGCGAGCGAGGCCACGTCGCCGAAGCCAGGCGCCGCCATCTTCAGGACGCGCGTCATCACCTGGAGGCTCTTGCGCGCGGAGAGGGGCTGCACCGCGTAGGTGAGCCCGCCGATCACGCGCTGCTGCTCCGGGAGGTCGAGGGTGTTCACGCGAGCACCGTGTCGGCCGAGACGCGCTCGAGCTTCGCGAGCCCCAGCACCCAGGCCCGCTTCCCGACCTCGGCCCCGTAGGTGTTGGCGGGCGCGGCCTGGATCCACGCCTGCGCGCTCCGCTCGACGATGTTGTTGTTCAGGTCCATCACCTGGAACACCCCGAACTCGACGCCCACCGCGCGCTGCCGCTCGTAGAGCGCGGTCAGGACGCGGTGCGTGTCGGAGGTCGACATGCAGTTGATGGTGGCCTTGCCGCTCTGGTCGGCGGACACGCTCACGGTGACCGACCCGTCGGCGCCGACGTGGGTCTTGGTCTGCTCCGTGTTGAACTCCGTCTGCACGAAGTCGCCCTCGTCGCGGCCGTGGTCGAGGGTGCGGCCGGCGAACGAGGTCTTGATCTTCGTGGGGTCGTGAAGACGTGCTCCGGGCATGGTCGGTCTCCTCAGACAGCGGCGGTGCCGTTGACGGTGACGCCGTGGATGGCGCCGGCGAGCTGCGCCGAGAAGGTCACGCCCCGCAGCCGGCGCGCGGAGCGGTCGGCGGGCGAGGTCTGCGCCGCGAGCGGCGTGGTGACCTTCGGCTTCGGATCCTTGGCGTAGAACTGGCGCTCGACGCCCTCGTCGAGCACGCCGAAGATGGCCGCGCCGATGAGCGCGATGCCGTCGTCGGTGAAGCCCACCTTCTCGTTGGCGCGCAGGAGCCGGAAGAGCTCCTCGCGCATGCGCGCGCGCTGCCAGTCGAGGCCCCGCACCGTGTCGATCCACTCGCCCATCGCGACCTTGCCCTCGAAGGTCACGCCGACCCCGGAGCGCGTCTCGTAGACGTTGCCGTTCTTGGCGAGGATCGCCTCCCGCGCGCTCGTCGCGATGGCGAGCGGGGTGATCCCGCGGAGCGTCTTGTAGGCCCACGTGTCGCTCCCCGGGTCGCGCGGCAGGCGGTTGCCGAGGAGCGCCGCGGCGAGCCACCCGTCCGAGCGCCCGATCGCGGCGTGGAACCACCCCGTCGTGTAGCCGTAGCCGGCGTTGCGCACGCGGCTCAGCACGTCGTCGTTCGTCTCAGGGTTGCCGCACAGGCTGTCCGCGGTCTGGAACACGAAGAGGCGGCGGCGCGGGTCGCACCACGCCGCGGCGGCGAGCACCTCGGCCAGGCTGTTGGAGTCGAGGGCGAGCCCGTAGAAGTCGCCGTCGGACGCGAGGAGCTCGTTGAGGTCCGCGGCGATGCCCGGGTCGCTGGTGATGTCGTCGAGGAAGACGTTCTCGTCCTCGGGCACGAGCGCGGTCTGCTCGTAGCTGTGGATCACGCCGGCCTCGGCCGAGGTGCACGTCACGCTGTCGCCGTTGGGCACCGGCGTGATGCTCTCGCGCACGCCGACGAGGAACGTCCCGCTCGTGCCGCCCTGTCCGGGCACCTCGATCTGCGTGATCGTGCGGAAGTGCTTGGTGCCGTTGAGGAAGGCGCCCATCGTCCCTGGCACGGCGAAGTTCTCGAAGATCGGCGCGCCCTCCGGGTCGTTCCCGCGCACGACGATCGTCGAGAGCGTCCAGGCGGGGTCGGCCGAGATCGTGAGCGTGAGGCGCCGCGGCGCCGTGGCGAGGCTCGCGACGAGCGCGCCGTTGAGGGCCCCGCCGGAGAGGGTCTGCGGCGTCGCGGCGCTCGCGCCGTTGGTCACGATGCCGTTGGCGATGGCGCCGAAGATCGCACTGATGGCGTTGGCGAGCCCCGTCGCAGCCTCGGTCGGCGTGGGCGAGCTGTCGGTGACGAACTGCACCGTGAGCCCGTCGATCTTCACGCGGTAGGTGTCGGGCGCGCCGGGGTCCGCGGGCTGTCCCGCGATCACCCGCACCACCTGCGTCGGCGGGCGGGCGCGCTGCCCGATCTTCACGACCGCGGGCCGGGGCTCCTGCGAGAACGCCGCCTGCGCCATCTGGTAGGCCGGGTCGCGGGACTTGAAGCCGGCGTTGACCATCTCGTAGAGCGACGCGAACGCGCGCACGCGCGCGCCGCCCACCCAGGGCACGCGGCTCACGGCGAAGAGGGGCGTTCCGAAGCCCGCGCGGGTCTGCGTGTCCGTCTGGGCGGTGATGTTGATCTCGTAGAAGGCGCTGAGGTCTTCGCTCACGGCAGGGTCCCTCCGGGCTGAATCGTCTCGGGCAGCTCCGTGCCCGCAGGAGTCTCGATGTCCGCGTCGGCCTCGACCGACGCGATGTAACTGGTGGCGCCGGCGGGATCGGCCTCGCGCGCGACGGCGTTCAGGCGCACCTCGAACGAGCGCCGCGACACGACGTGCTCGTCGGCCGTGTAGTCCGTCGTCGCGAGCTGGCCCACGGCACCGACGGCGAGCTCGACGGCGTCGAGCAACGCGAGCATCCGCGGCCAGCGCACGCGCGTGCGGGCCCGCGAGGCGACGGCCTGCGCGTTCGTGCCGGGCCGCAGGTCGTCGACCTCGACGTCGACCTGGAGCACCAGCACCCGGTTGCCCGTCGTCGTCGGCACCATCTCCGCTAGCGGGTCGACGTTCTCGACGTAGTCGTAGTGGGTCGCATCGACGCCCGCGCCCGTCTCGCTCACCCAGCGCAGCACGACGAGCTCGCCGTTGTGCTGCACCGCGGGCTCGCCCTCCCACCGCACGCACCCCGCGGGCACGCCGGTGAGCGCCGAGGCCCACGCGCGCAGGGCTTCGCCGATGACCGCGTGGTCCATCAGCCGCCCTCGATCGCGTAGGTGACGCCGCTCTTGAGCTGGCCCGTGAGGATGAGGGGCGTGGTCTTCCCCTTCTTGCGGCGCAGCGTGCTCTCGGCGAGCGGCGGCGCGATGCCGGCGACGATGCGGGCCTGCACCATCGCGACGACCTTGGCTCCGAGCTGCGCGAGGGCCTGCTCCGGGGTGAGCCGCCCGACGAGCACCTGCTGCGCGAGCGCGACCTGGAGCTTGAGGATCTCCGCGCGCCTTTCGTCCGTCGTCGCGCGGATGAAGCTCCGCGCCGGCACGGGGCCCGCGCCGAACTCGTGGATGATCGCCACCTCCAAGAGCGAGAGCGGCGCGCGGGCGGCGCGGCGCTCGACCTTGGCGCGGATCCGCGCCTTCTTGGAGTGCTTCCCGCGCTGCTTCGCGTCCTCGCGCTTCGGGGCATCGGCGAGGATGCCGACGCGCACGGTGCGCCGGCCGTGCAGCGCCCGCACGCGCGCGAGGAGCCCCCGCGCGCCGTGGTCCTTCTCGGTCACGGCGCCGGTCACGGAAGCACCCCCGTGACCCAGAAGCCCCCGCCGCACTGCCGCACGAGGGCGTCGTATTCGACGCCGTAGGTGGTCGCGCCGTGGGGACCGCCCCCCTGCGCCTTCGGGTCGAGGCGCGCCTGCCGCCCGTGCGGGCTGATCCCGAGCTTGTGCGCCGCGAGGAGGGAGACGGCCTGGTCAGCCTTCTCCCCGAACACCCGCGGGTCGACCTCGGTGACCGCGTCGTCGATCGCGGCCTGCACCACGGCGGTGTCGGTCGGAGCGAACTCCGGCCGCTGCGCGCGCAGGGACGACACGGTCACCGCCACGGCGATCAGCCCTCCGTCGCCGGCTTCGCGGGCGCCGTCGCGGCTTCGAGGTCGATGCGGAGCTGCGCGACCTCGACCTCGAGCTCCGTGATGCGCGCGTCGCGCGCGGCGAGCTCGCGGGCGTGCTCCGCCTCGCGGGTCTTCCACGACGCGTCGAACTGCGCGCCCTGGCGCGCGAGGGCGCCTTCGTCGACGACGACGCGCACGAGGCCCGGCCACTCGACGGCCTCGCGCACGGCGGCGTCGACCGCCGCGGCGCGCTCGGGCACGAGGAGCCCGGCGTCGCAGAGCGCGAGCACGGCGGCGTTGTCGGGGAAGTCCCCGGTGGCGCCGAACGCGACGCCGTCGATGCCCGGCGGGTGCTTCACCACGCAGCGCAGCATGATCAGCACCCGTCCATGTAGCGCCACGCCTTGGGGCGGCGGAACACGACGCCGCCGGCGCGGCTGTCGCAGTTGACCACGAAGCCGAGGCCCTTCTGCTCGGGCGGCATCTGGTAGAACTCCAGCGGGAGGAGCGCCTGGAGGATCTTGGGGTCCTTCTTCCCCATCGCGATGCGCGCGACGTTGCCCGCGCCGGCCGTCTCGCCGCGCGCCCAGACCTCGGCGTTCTTCACGCCCAGCGACTTGCGCATGAAGAACTCCAGCGCGGTCGTCTCGGTGTTCGCGAGGCGCTTGGTGTTGGCGAGCGCGAACTGCCCCGGCGAGAGGACGACCGTGTCGGGCGACTCGACGGCGTTGGAGTCGACGATGATGGCGCGCTCGATCTTGAGCAGGTCGTCGACGATCTGGTCGGCGGTGGCGAGGAGCCAGTTGCCCGTGATGGGCGTGACCAGCGCGACGTTGGCGTTGTTGTAGAAGCCGGTGACGCCGACGTCGGCCTCGCCCTTGGCGATGATCTCGTCGTTCTTGCGGGCGATCGTCTCGCGCGCGAGCTCGGCGCGCTCGGTGTCGAGCGGGAGCCCGGTCATGCGCGCGCGGCGGAAGTCCTGGACGTTGTAGCCGAAGGACGCGCCGTGCCCGAAGATCTTCGCGGTGACCTCGCGGCCCTGCACGTCGACCCGCGGGAGGTCCTCGGCGTAGGTCGCGATGATGCGCGACACGCCGGCCCCGTCGAGGATGCGGTAGGTGTACTCGTCGGCGCCCTCGTTGATCGCGGTGCGGACGGGCACGATCTGCGCGCCGCGCAGCTCCGGGTACTGGACGCGGTAGAGCTCGGCGTCGATGTCCTCGAGCTGGCGCGCGAACGCGGCGGTCTCGTTGGCGTCGCGGCGCTCCTCGGCGGCGGCGTCGTAGATCGACTCGACGGCGCGCAGGTACATGTTGAATCGGGTTCGCTTCATCGGGCGGCTCCTCAGAGGTTCAGGTCGATGACCGCAGGGCCGGCGACGCCGCTGCCCCGGAAGCGCGCGCCCTTGAGGAGCACGCAGTCGCCGCCGTCGGGTGACGCGCGGAGGTGGCCCGCGGTCTCGCCGACGCCGGCGATGCAGCGGACGAAGACCGGGTCGCCGTCGCCGTAGGCGGTCTCGGTCGTCGCGTAGATCGGGCCCTTGTCGCAGACCGGCATCGCCGTGTTCGCGGCCCACGGCCCCGGCTGGCGGCTCGCGTCGTAGACGGCGATGCCGTGCGCGGTGCGCCCGGTGATCGGCCCGAGGGAGGTGCCGATGCCGACGGTGAAGGTGCCCGCCGCGCCGCCCTGCGCGGGCACGTGGATCGCGGTCACGCGCGAGAAGTGCTTCGCGCCCGTGAGCGTGACGTTGCCGCCCGCCGGCACGCGGAAGTCCTCCTGGATGACCTCCCCGTCCTCGTCGACCCCGGTGACCGTGATGACGCTCGCGATCCAGTGGGCGTTGTTCGAGAGCGTGATCGTGAGGTTGCGGCCGGGCACCAGATCGTCGCCGGCGAGGGGGCCGTTGAGGGCCACGCCCGAGATGTTCTGCGCCGCCCCGGCCGAGGCCCCGCCGGTGGCGAGGATGGCGTCGACCGCCGCCGCGTCCGGCACGCCGGGGAGGTTGCCGCGCCCCTGGTCGCGGAGCACCACGAGGCCCGCGGCGATCGCCACCGCCGCGAGCACGGTGCGCACGCGGTGCGGCCCCCCATCGGCGAGGGCGCCGGGGTACCCCGCTGCGCGGGTGAACAGATAGGTCGTCTGGATCGTCATGGCTCAGCGGCTCCCGTTGACGGTCATCGTGGGCTTGCTCTTCCACGCGTCGGCGGTGCGGCGCGCGAGGGCGGCGGGCGTGCCGTCGGCGGCGTCGGTGCGCGTGTCGCCCCCGCCCTGGGTCGCGGGCGGCGCGAGGGGCGCGCGGGCCGCGGCGAGGGCGTCGTTGCGCTCGGTGGAGGTCGCGACGACGATCTCGTACATCCCGCGGAGGGTGTCCGCGGAGAGCCCGTCGAGCTTCACCGTGGGGTGCGCCTTCGCGACGACGCGCTTGCGGATCTCGTCGGCGCTGAGCCCGTCGAGCTTCACCTCCGCCCCGAGCACCTTCGCGGCGTCGGCGCGCAGCGCGCCGCGCTTCACGCAGATGGCGTCCTGCACGGCCTCGGGCACCATCTCCTCGGTGACGGCCGGGGGCTGCGCGGCGCTGGCCGCGGCCTGCTTGGCCTCCAGGGCGGCGACCTTCTGGAGCGCGTCCATGAGCGCGCCCTTCACCGCGGCGAGCTCGGCGCCGTCGGCGTCGGCCTTGCGCTGCACCTCGTCGACGGCATCCTGCGCGGTGGCGACCTTCTTCTCGTCGACCTGTCCGGCCTTGTCGTCCGCGTCGAGGCGGTACTCCACGCCGCGGACCTTGATCGTCCTATTCATCGCGTTCTCTCCCGCGGCGGTGTCGCGCCGCACCTGGACTGCCGCGCCGTCCATGCGCAGCGACACGTCGGAACCGCTGCGGCCCTCACCGGGCGGGAGCAGCGCGACATGGTTGTGGATGATGCGGCGCTGCACGGCGTCGTACCGCTCGCCGTCGGGCGTGACGCCGGGGGTCGCGTCGACCTCGCACGTGTAGCCGCACGAGACCTCGCGGCGCTCGCCGGCGTTCACGAGGCGGCAGAGCGCGGCGTCCTGCACGTCGAGGTCGACCACGACGAAGTCGCCGTCGCGCCGCACGTTGTCGTGCGCGTGGCCGCACGAGACCGCCTTGAAGGTCTCGGGCGTGACGAGCTTCTCCGGGTGCAGGTCGGTCACCGTCGCGCCGCGCAGGCTCGCGAGCGAGTCGGCCGCGAAGACCTCCGCCTCGGGGCGGTACTCGCGCCACGTCCGCGTGCCGTCGGAGTATTCGAGCACCCCCGTGCGCGCGACCGCCGCCTCGACGCAGAAGCCCCCCTGGGGCGTCGGCCGGACGCCTCGGGTGGGGCCAACGAAATCGCGGCGGGCGACGCGCACGCGGCAACGGTGCGTGGCCGGGGGCGCGGGAGGCTAGACGGTGCGGGCGCGCATCTCAGGCGCGCGGGGCGGCGGGCTCCTCGTCAAAGCCCTCGATGATGGGCTCCGCCGTGCACCGGCACTGGTAGTCCTGCCCCGGGTGCTCGCGCCGGCCCTTCCGCGGGTCGACGATCGGCGGGTCGTCGTAGCTGAAGGTCTTCCCGTTGAGGGCCTTGTGCGCGGGGCGCACGTCGGCGTCGCCGCTGGTGCGCCAGACGTAGCGCGTAACGCCCGCGGCCTCGTGGCGCTGCTGGGTGATCTGGGCGTTCAACGAGAGCACCTGGTCACGGGCGATCAACGCGGCCTGCCGCTTCGTGACCCCGTGCTCCTCCATGATCCGGTCGCGGATCGTCTCGACGCGGGCGTTGGGCGCGTCGTCGAGGATGGCCTTCACGCGCTCCACCTTGTCCTTCGCCATCGAGGTGATGAGGTCGAGGTTCTCCGCGCGGAACCGCTTCATGGCGGGCGCGAGGTTCGGCTCCACGGCCGAGAGGTCGACGCCGACGACGGCCTTGGCCTGCTTGGCCCACTGCGCTTTCGTGAGGGTCGCGACGTTCGCCCCGACGGCCTGGATGGCTTCGTCGAGCACGCCCCCGCGGCGCTTCACCACCCGCTCCGCGATGCGCTTGAGGCGCGCGAGGAGGTCTCCCTTGTTGAACGGGGGCAGTGCGTCCCCGTCGGCCGCGTCGCCGCGCGGCACCGGGAGGCCCTCGTCGGCCAGCGCGGCGCGCATCTCGGCGTCGAGCTCGTTGGCGAGGTCGACGAGCGCGCGGGTGTAGGCCGTCGGGCGCGGGAGCTGCGCCGGGGGCACGACGCGCGCGGGCCGGCGCTTCCCGGCTTCGGCGAGGAGCCGGCGGCGGAGCGCGAGCTGCTGCGCGCGGGTGAGGGGCGCGGCCACGGGCTACCCCTCCCGCGCAACGCGACCGGGGAGGGGCGGGTACTGCACGGCGTAGGCGCGTTCGAGATCGGCGGCGATGCGCTCGGTTCGCTTCGTCAGCAGCCGGTCGCACGTGCCGCAGCGCACGCCGTGGGCAACGTCCCAATCGTCCGCCACCGGGCAGTCTTCGCAGTGGCCGGCGCGTGGGGCGTCCGTGGCCGGCGTCGACGACTCCAACACCTGCCCGTCCTTCACGACCGGCCCCGGCCCGCCCTCGGTGGGCTTCCCTCCCATCGGCATCAGACCCGCTGTCCCTTCTGCACCGCGAACGCGGCGGTGCGCCATCCCTCGCGCACCTTGTCCGTGACCGCATCCCATCCGGGGATCGGCTTCCCGTCCCAGGTCACCCCGCCGACGGCGTTGTTGTAGCTCTCGAACGCGATGCGCCCCGCACGCTCCAGCGACGCCGCGGCGCATGCCCTCGCCTCGTCGGCCGTGAGGTGTCCGCACTCGCAGACCGCGTGGCGGTTCTCGTAGTAGTCCTCGTGCTCCACGCCGAACTGCGCGGGGCCGATCTCGACGACGCTCAACTTCACGGCGTACCTCCCTGCGCCGGCGGAGCAGCCGCCGGGATCGTGTCGCCCTCCTCGAGCACGTCGCCCTCCTCGGCCTCGGTGGGCGCGCGGGCGATGAGGCGCCCGACGACGAGCTCCCCCTGCTTGTTGCGCTCCAGCACGCGGGAGAGGATCTGGCGCACGCCGTCGCGGCTCCGGGTGAGCTGCGCCACCTGCGCCTGCGCGTCCGCGAGCTGCTGCGCGTGGCCCGGCTCCGGCGCGGTGAAGAAGCTCTTCCCGGCCTCGCCCATCGCCGCGTCGGCCGCGGCGGCGTCGAGCCCGAAGGAGCCCTGGAGCAGCGCCACGCCGGCGTCGCGCGGGAGCTCGCGCGCGGCGACGCGGGCGACGATCGCGGCGATGCCCTCGGCGTGCTCCGCGCCGGGCGCACCCTGCCCGGCGACCTGGCGTGCGGCGGCGGTGTCAGCCTCCAGCGCGGCGCGGCGCGTGTCGAGGTCGATGGCGAGCGGCGCGTTCCACCCGTCGGCGGTGAAGCGACCGCTCAGCGCGACCTCTTCGGGGGTCACCACCTGCGCGGTGATGTAGGCGGTATCCGTCGCGGCGACCTTCTGCCGGAGGTCCGCGAGCTCCATCGGCGTCGGCTGCCAGAGCGGCGGGTAGGTGATCGCGAGGCGCTCGGGCACCTGCCCCTGTGTGGGGCCGTCCTTCGCCGCGAGGAGCAGCCG